CTGACTGTCGACGAGTTGTACAAAGGGAAGTAGAAACCTACTTGGAACCAGTTGGTTCCCCTGAGTGGCGACGTTCGCCACGACGGGAAACTAATTTACTAAAACGAAAGGAACGACACGATGGATAGTGACCTTGATATCTTGAAGATTTCCGCCGATGGCGTCGGAACCCGTGAAGCCGATATTTACGGCGAGTGCAGTACCCAGGAAATCGCCGAACGACTGGCCGTAATCATCGCAACCGCCGGAAAATAACCCAAAAAAACCCGCCTAATTGTATTAAAGACTATTGACACAGACAGCCGATAGTATAAAATAGAAACATCGGCAACACGATAACAAAACCACTAAAACGGAGCGAAAAAAAAGTGAGACAATACTGGCCAAACAACCAACACGACGCCGCCGGCCTGACCTACGCCCATTGCACCAAGGCCACACCCGGCAAGCCAGACACCGCGCCGAACACCGCCTACGTTCTCTGTTCGGTTCCGTTCACCATGTACCGCGTCGGCACAAATCCCCTAATCGCCGGCGATGCCGACACCTTCGACGTTGAAGTAAACGGCGCCGTTATTGGCTCCGGTGACACTAAAGACGACGCACTGGCCGACGCCCGCTATAGACTAATGGACACCAGCCGCACCGCGGCAGGCTTCACGTATGAGCCGCCCCTAAACGGAACGAAAAAATGACCCGCCCCCAACCCGCCGCCGCGCAGACCCGGCCGAAACCATTTAGCAAATACAGCGCGAAACATACGACGACGCCGCTATGTGTCACGACACCGACCGCCGAACATTTTTTTATGAGCGTTAATAACGCAGAACGATATAAAAACAAAAACGGCGGCCGGTTATTCACGGTAGACCGGGAAACCGGCCAATGGAAAGAAGTTTAACCCCTATTTCACCCCTCAAGAAAGGCAAAAAATGACTAGCAAAGCAGTCCGAACGAAAACACACAGCTTCGCCAGACTGGAGGACAGCGAGCGAGCAGCCCGCCGCCGCCGCCTGGCGTTTGAAGCCGTCGCAAATCCGACCGACTGGCGGGCTCCGATCGATGCCGTGATAGATATCGATGACCTCGATCTAACCACCGATGCCATTCACTACTACACCGGCTGCGAAGTTATTACGACCCCCGTTGAATACAACGATTCTGGCACAGTTTCTAAAGTTCAAATCGACGCCGCCGGCTACCGCTTCGGCCCGGCCGGCCCGTAGGAAGGAAGAAAAATATGCTATCGGTTATCGATTATTGTCTCAACATCCAAGTTAAACTACGGCGGCTTATGCCGGAAAACCACGACGGCCGCCGCGAATGGTTCGGCGACACCGGCAGCGCATCCCGCGCCGTTTCGTTCGCCCTCGATGGGAAAAACAGCAAAGCGCTGCACTTGGCCGAAAAACTCGCCGAAAAATACCACATTATCTAGTTTTAAAACCTTAAGGAGCGAAAAGTGATCGTAACGCTAAAAGCAATTAAAATTGCCAGACACTTATCAGAAGAAACCACAGCTTTCACCGCCAACGTCTATATCGACGGCAAGAAAGCCGGGCAAGTCCGGAACGGCGGAACGGGTGGCCCGAATGAATACTACTGGGAAGACCGACCGGCCGGCCTAAAATTCGAGGCGCACGCTAAAACGCAATTCCCCGACGCCTACGAACCTGACGATTCCTTAATCGGGCGATTACTAGATAAGCACGACGAGGAACAATGGTTCAAACGCCAACGAAAGCGGGCGGTATTATGGCGAATCGAAGGCGACGCCCCCGACGACTTTCGAACGATATCGCTAGCGGCGACAAAAAAACGCCCCTCGCCGCCGGCCCGCGATGAAGTCGTAAAATACATTAACGAAAAGTATGGCGAAAAAATCATTGAAATCCACTAGACATCAAAACAAACAAGAACGCCCGACGGGATTAAGCAGCATGACGCGCCTAGCGCACGACGCCACGCGATCCCCGACGGCGTTCGTTTTACTTAAGCGAAGCCAATAAAATGGAAGCAAAACAACCCCCGAAAATGACGGCCCGCCCTAACCCGCTATTTGAAAAAGAAACAGACCCGACCGCCGACCTAACCGAACTCAACGCCCCCAATATCCACCGCCGGAAACGCAACACCCACAAACGCGAACTACGCGACGCGAGGCGGATAACGTCGGCAGCCGAGGCAATCGCCGGCTTCGGTAAAGACTTGGAAATTTACGGTTTCACAAAGGGCCAATTCTCCATTATCGACCTTTTGCGGGCCGTGTTAGAATACACCGGCCCGGCCGAAGTCGTAATTAGTACATGGACGGCGGCAAACACCGATATTTCCACGGTATTGGATTTCTGCGAAACAGAAAAAATAACCCGTTGCCGTTGGTTAGTCGACGACTCACTACAACGGCGATACCCGGAACTAGCACACCGTATCCGCGAAACATTCGGCGCCGACTCGATCCGCGTGGCAAAAACTCATGCCAAATTCTACCTTGTGAGCAATGCTGACTGGAAAATCGTAATTCACACCTCGATGAATATAAATTTCAACGCAAGGTTTGAAAATTTTTCTCTAGCTAACGACCCCGACTTGTATGACTTCCACGCCGACATTATCGCCGAAATCTGGGACCGTCAGCCGCGCAACCTCGCAGCGGAAACAAACTGCTACGAAGTCCACCGATTCTGGCACGCGAACCACTGAGGAAGCAATCGGCGCCGTTCGTGGTTGGATGTTAGACGGCCACGGCATAACCGACATCCGTGAGGCGCTCGCCGCCAAACATCCCGAGGCCGACCCGCCGGCTACTCTAGCCGCGGCCCTTCAGACATTCGACGACGCCGGCCGCTCTGACCCGGTAGTTATCCGCGGTTGGACGCTCGAAGCCTATAGGACCATTTACCAGAAGATGTTATCAATTGGCGATTATGCGAACGCGCTAAAGGCCGTTAAACTTATCTACGACATAGCCGGCAAGACCTGACCCCACCGCGTGGCCTAGTTGTTTCGACCAATCGCCCCCACCGCCGACCCGCCCGCCGCCGCTCCGCCTGGCGACTATTACCGAGCGAACGTCGACCGCGCCCATAAGTGGATAAAAAAACGCACCCTTGCCGCGCAGGACATCGGCCCGCCACCGAAGCCGGCCAACATGCGCAACCGCCGCCGAGGTGATAAAGATTTCCGGTATTTCTGCAGGCACTATTTCCCGGCCAGCTTCCCGCTGGCGTGGTCCGCGGACCATCTTGACGCCCTGGCGACGATCCACCGAGCCACGACGGACGGCGGCCTATACGCTTTTGCCATGCCGCGCGGCTCTGGAAAGACTACCCTCTGCGAACGCGCCGCCATTTGGGCTATCCTGTCCGGACGCCATCAGTTTGTTACACTTATAGCCGCCGATCTAGGGAAAGCCCAAAAACTACTGGCCGCCATTAAAAGCGAAATCACACAAAATGAGCTATTGCTAGCCGACTACCCGGCCGAGGTGTGGAGCTTTCACGGACTCGACAACGAAGCCCGCCGCGCCTCCGGCCAGAGATGCGAAGGCCGAAAAACCTTTGTCGGTTGGAAGGCCGAAGAAATAGTCTTCGGACAAGTGGCCGGCTCCGCCGCCGCCGGCTCTATTATCCGCGTGGCCGGACTAACCGCCGCCCTCCGCGGGATGAAACACACACTACCCGGCGGCCGTAGCGTCCGCCCTAGCCTGGCTATCATCGACGACCCGCAAACACGCGAAAGCGCGGCCAGCCCGTCGCAATGCAACACGCGGGAGGCGACAATCAGCGGCGATATCCTGGGAATGGCCGGCCCCGGCGCTAAAATTGCCGCCTTGCTACCTTGCACCGTCATTTACCAGCACGACATGGCTGACCGGCTACTCGACCAGCAACTCCACCCCGACTGGCAGGGGAAACGATCTAAACTTATCTACGCCTGGCCGACCGATACGGCCCTCTGGGATGAATACGAACAAATACGGGCCGACAGCCTACGCGCTGGGTTAGGCATATCGCAGGCCACCGCGTTCTATAAGAAGAACCGGAAGAAAATGGACGCCGGCGGGAAGGCCGCCTGGCCAGCCCGCAAAAACCCCGACGAATTGAGCGCCATACAGCATGGAATGAATTTAAAAATCCGCGACCCGGCGACCTTCGCGGCCGAATACCAAAACGAGCCGCTTGACGACGCGAAGCCGGACGTTGTGATACCGACGGCGGCCGACCTCGAGACACGCCAACGACCGCACCCCCGCGGAGCCCTGCCGCCAGACGCTACCTACCGAACCGCTTTTATTGACACTCAAAAAACGCTGTTATTCTTCCTAGAAATGACCTGGCAGCAAAATTTTACGGGCCATATCCACAATTACGGAACCTACCCCGACCAAAAAAAAACCTATTACACCTTGGCCGCGGCCCGGCATACGATATTTACAGCGAAGGACGGCGCCGGATTCGAGGGCGCCATGTATGCCGCCTTACATGCGCTGTGCGAGCAAATAGAAACCGGCCACGCTATGCCGCTGGATCGTGGTTTTATTGATGGCCAATACGCCGACGCGGCTGACATTGTCTACCGTGTTTGTGCTGAGCGGCCCGGCCGTGTATGGATGCCGAGCCACGGCCGCGGACAAGGAGCTAAAAGCCGGCCGTTTGACATGTACAAGCGGAAACCCGGCGACGCGATCGGCCCCAACTGGCGTATACCGCGACCCGCCGGGACCGCCCGCCGCCAATCATACGTAACCTATGAAACCAACCATTACAAAACACTGGCCGCGGAGCGATTAAGAACCGCCGTAGGCGACCCCGGCGCCGTGACGTTTTTCAAGAGCCGCGGCCACCGCGTCCTATTCGATAACCTGGCCGCCGAGTACGCCGTACAAGTGACCGCCAACGGCCGCACCGTTTTAGAATGGCAACCGCGGCCCGGTAGCCCTGATAATCACCTATTTGATTGCTACGTTGGCAACTGCCTTGCCGCGTCGGTTCTGGGATGCGCGCCGGCCGGCATAGAAACCGGCCCAGAGGACCGGAAGCGAAAACGCGTTAAACTTTCCGCACTCGCCGCCAAGAAACAATGAAGAACGAAAAAACCGGCCTAGCTTGCCCGCGATGCGGAAGCACCGTTAGCCGTGTATATTGGACGGAGCCGCGGCCCGGCTTCCGTAGCCGCGGCCGAGAATGCGCGGACTGTGCGCACCGCTTCGCGACGCGGGAAACCCTGGCGGGAACGCGTCGGCCACCACCCGCCTCCAAAAGTGACGAAATCTGAAAGCGCCTCCAAAAGTGACGGAATCTGAAAGCGCCTCCAAAAGTGACGAAATCTGGAACCGTCCTCAAAAGTGACGGAATCTGAAAGCGCCTCCAAAAGTGACGGAATCTGAAAGCGCCTCCAAAAGTGACGAAATCTGAAAGCGCCTCCAAAAGTGACGAAATCTGAAACTGGCCCGTTTTCCGGCCCTCTATAAGCCATATTTCCCCGCGTTTGGCTCGTTTACCCCCCCCCTGAGCCCTGAATTCTACGCGGCCGGCGGCCCGGCTCACATTGACGGCATATATACCACCGCCTGGCCGCCGCTTTCTATTTCCCCGGCCGCCCGCCTCTCCCGCGGCGGTATTCTTAGGAATCCACCCCCCAAAAACCCATAAAACACCGAAAACCCCAGGAAAACCCCACGAAAACCCCAGGAAAACCCCAGGAAAACCCCAGGAATACCCCAAATGGCCGACATTACCCGCACTGAAGTTGAAACGGTGACGCGTGAACCAGAAGCAGCGAGCGCCGGCGGCCGATCGGCCACCAACCGCGACCCTGAGCAAATGTTAACCGTTAAGCGGAAGTTAGACGCGGATACCGCCGTTGGGGCCGATACTATGGGCCTGGTTTTTAACCGTTTCAAACCGGGGGACGCCGTCAATTGATCTGGCCTTTCTCAAAAACCCGCCAGCCGGCCCGCCCCGCGCCCGTCCGCGCCTCATTCGATGCGGCACAAACGACGGACGAGAATAGCAACCACTGGAAGTGGACCGACGAACTCAGCGCAAATCAAGCGCATTCTTCGACCGTCCGAAAAACGGTACGCGAGCGCGCCCGCTATGAAGTCGCCAACAATACCTACGCCCGCGGAATTGTTCTAACACTCACTAACGACACGATCGGAACCGGGCCGCGGCTCCAATGTCTAACGCCTGACCGCGACGTTAACGCCCAGATTGAGCTACGCTGGCAAGAATGGGCCGATGAAGTCCGCCTGGCGGATAAATTATGGACCGCTAAACAGTCAAAAACCGTCGACGGCGAAGCGTTCGCGCACTTTGTCACCGCCGAACATGCCAGCCCGATAACGCTTGATTTAGTCCTAAGCGAAGCCGAACAATTCGGCAGGCCGTACACCTCCGCCAGCCTGGCAGGAAATGAAGCCGACGGCGTAACGCTCGACGACTACGGCCGGCCGGTTAGTTACCACCGCCTGAGAACGCACCCCGGCGACCTGACCGTAAACTTTTCCGCCGACGTTATCCCGGCGGCCGACGTCGTCCACTTGTACCGACCCGACCGGCCCGGCCAGACTCGCGGCGTTTCTGAAATCGTCGCGGCCCTACCGTTATTCGCCATGCTCCGCCGCTTCACCCTGGCGACAATCGCCGCCGCGGAAACGGCCGCCGACATGGCCGCCATTCTTCACACACAATCCGGCGTAGTCGCCGCGCCCGAAGCTATCGACAAACTCGACCGCGTACCGATCGCCCGGCGGGCCATCCTGACCATGCCCGAGGGCTGGGATCTCACGCAACTGAAAGCCGAACACCCCTCCACGACCTACGCAAACTTTAAGGCGGAAATTGTTAACGAAATTTCACGATGCCTTAATATGCCGTTTAACGTCGCGGCTTGTAACTCAGCGGGCTATAACTTCGCCAGCGGGAAACTAGACCACCAAATCTACTTTAAGTCCATCAGAGTTGAGCGGGCCTACTTTGAACGCGTCGCCCTTGACAAAATTCTAGCGGCCTGGACGCAAGAGGCCGCGTTAATTCCCGGCTTCTTTCCGCCCGAACTGGCCGCCCTACCGCACCAATGGAACTGGCCCGGTATGGAGCCGATCGACCCAGTTAAGGAGGCGAGCGCACAAAAGACGCGACTCGAGGCCGGGCTCACAAGTTACCCGGCCGAATATGCAAAGGACGGTAAAGACTGGGAAACGGAGCAGCTACGACAATCCGAATCACTGGGCATCGACGTTGATACTTTCCGCGAGTTGCTAGCGCTCAAACTGTACGGCCAACCGGCCGACTTGTCACCAGAAGGAGCCGCCGAAAATGCGCAAGAAGAAGAATAGAAACGACGCGCGCCGCCGTCGCCGCCACTCGGCCCGCGTGAACGCTGCCGCCCTGGCTGACGTCCTAACGTTCGGCGCCGCTCTCGAAATCACCGCTACCGACGCCGACACCGCCACGCCCGCGACGATTCAAATCAACGCCTATAACGGCGGCGTTATGGCCGTTCCGACGTTCGGCGCCGTCGTCGTCGACCTAGCCGGACTTACCGCGGCCGACTCGATTCCGATCCTAGCCGACCACGACAACCGCCTAGCGTCCGTTATCGGCGCCGGCCGGCCTGAAGTCCGCGACGGCGCCCTATTCATGGCCGGAACCATCAGCCGCACCAACGATATCGGCCGCCGCGTTATCGACCTGGCCGCGGACGGCGTGCAATTACAGGCTTCCATTGGCGCAACCCCTGAAAACTCCCGCCGAGTCAAGGCGAACACCCCGACCACTGTTAACGGGCGAACGATTGTTTCCGCTACCCCGTTTATTCTCATTCAAAAGAGCAAACTTCGAGAAATTTCAATAGTCCCCGCCGGAGCCGACGAAACCACCGCCGTTGACATCGCCGCGGCACAACCACAGGAACTGATAACTATGAATTTTGATACCTGGCTTTCTGACCTTGGATTGGACGCTGACGCACTGGACGCGGACCAACTTGACACCCTGAAAAAAGCATACGAGGCCACCCAATCGGCCGAGCCGGCAGAAGAAGCACCCGCCGAAGCCGCCAGCGAAGAAACCGCGACGCCCGAAACGGTTAAAGCTTCCATCCGCGCAGCAGCAGCCGGCGAAGCGGCCCGTATTGCCGACATCCGCCGCGTTATCAGTACCGACGCAACCTATCAGAACGAAACCCGCGACGGCCAGCCGATCGAGGCACACGCAATCGCTAACGACTGGACCGCGGACAAAACAGAACTCGAGCTGATCCGTTCCACACGCAGCAAAGCGCCCGCCGCACATATTAAGCAAAACGACCCCGCCGCCGTGGTGCAAAACATCGAAGCCGCGCTGTTAATTCGCGCGGGCGTCGATTTCAGCTCCGCCGTATTCTCCAGCCCACAGGCCTACGCCGCAAAAATCCCAACTTGGCTTCGTGGTGGTGTTAACGCCGAGCAGGCGCAACAAGCACTCGAGGCCGGCTACAAGTATTCGACACAATCGGCCGTCGACCATTGCCGGCACATCGTAACCGCCAGCGGCCGAACCGTTCCACTGGACCGCGCCGAAATGATCCAAGCCGCGTTTTCTACGCAGACGCTTAGCGACATTTTCACCAATAGCGTGGGAGCTGTTTTGCTCCAGACCTACGCCGAAGCGCCGGACACCACCGCGGAATGGGCTAGCACCGCGGACGTTCCTAATTTCCTGACCAATGAGCGCCCAAGAATGGCAGTTGGCCCCGGCCTGTCGAAACTGGCTGCCGGTAGCGAAGCGGCGCACATCGTCCGCAGCGACGCCAAAGAAAGCTACGCTATCGCCCGCTACGCGTCGCAGTTCGTAGTCGATGAAATCGACATCACGAACGACAATCTAAACGCGATGGCGTCCCTGCCTAAAGAAATGGGCGCAGCAGCGGCCCGCCTACGGCCTGACCTCGTGTATTCTATCCTCCTGGCTAATGGCAATTTAGACGCGACGTCGGCCGCATTATTCAGCGCCGGAAATAACAACCTAAATACCTCGTCGGCACTTGCTCAGGCGACGGTATCCGCCATGCAGACGGACATGGCCACCCAGCAGGAGAATTCAGCCAATCTCAATATTGCGGCTACCCACTTAATCGTGCCGCAGGCGCTCCGACACACGGCCGCGCAGATCGTCAATTCCTCTGAAATCCAATCCGGCGGCTCTGCATTGGGGAACTTGAACCCGATCCAATCCGACGGCCTGAAAATCGCCAGTGATTCCCGCTTGGATAACGGCGTAACCGACCCCGCCAGCGGGACGGCGCACGCCGGCAGCGCTACAACGTGGTTCGCTGCTTCGGCCACTTCGCCAACCGTCGAAGTTGGCTACCTGGCAGGAACCGGCCGGGCGCCCGTCGTTCGCTCCTCCGCCCTGACCCAAGGGAAATGGGGAATTGCCTTTGATGTCAAGATGGACGTCGGCGCCAAAGCGTTAGACTTCCGCGCCTTGCACAAATCCACCGCATAGGACCGCCCGCCGTGACCTTTAAAGTTTTAACCAATATCGTTGTCGACGGTACGCCGTACCGCGCCGGCGAAATTGTAGATGAGGATAGAATCCCCGCCGGTTCGCGCCGTTCATTGTTGCGTCTCAAGCACTTTGAAACAGTCGACGAATCCCCGCGCGCGCCGGCGGGAAAAACAACCACAAAAGCCGAAACTAAACGCGGCCGCAGCCGGCCGAAGAAAACCCCGAAGGAGTAAAAAAACATGGCACAAGCCGAACTCATCCGAGGAAACACCGCCACCGTAGACTACACCGCAGGCGGAGCCGTCGCAGCCGGCGAAGTGATCGTACAAGGCGACCTACTGGGCGTCGCACATTCAGCCGGCGTCAGTGGTGACGTTCTCTCGCTGCTTGTCGATGGCGTTTTTAAAGTCGCGAAAATCACCAGCGGCGGCGCAGACTCCGGCGCCTTTATTGCCGGTGAGGCCGTATGGTGGGACGACAGCGCCAACAACGTGACCGACGCCGCGGCCGGCTTAAAGTTATTCGGAATCACCGCCGAGGCGGCTGTAGCTGGAGACACTACCGTTACCGTTGTGATGCAGCAGTTCAGCAGCGCGGCGAGTAGCTCACAGTCGTAACATGGCCGACCTACTGAAAACCGGTAGCGACTGGCTAGCGGCCGAGTTGCTGACCAGCGCGGCCCAGTCCGTTACCTACCGCCGCGGCACTGGCGGCGGCGCGTCGACCGTGACAATCGCCGCCACAATTACGGAACAGGAATATACGCAGAACGACGAAACCGGCGCCGTTTTACTATTCACCTCCATTGATTTTATGGTAGAGCGCGCCGCGCTCGACTTTGGAAGTGGAGCCATAACCCCCGCGATCGGTGATTTTATTTTATGGACCGACGACCGGGCCGACGTCCTGACGTTTGAATTAAATTTTCCCGGCGATAACGACATTTTTACACCCGTCGACGTCTCCGAAAATTACTACATATTGCACACCCGAAAAATTTAAAACGTGGCGGCCAAACTTTTAGAAATTGCCGACGCCGTACTTGCCAGCATTAACGCGGCCAGTCTCTCACTAGCTTTTACCGCTACTCGAGTCGACCGGCCGCCGGTGAAGCTGACGGAATTGGCCGCCGACTCCGGCCCACGTGTTTACGTACTGCCTGGCCCGGTGAATGAAATCAACGCCCCTAATTCGAGAAGCGGAACCCGCAAAAGAGACTATCAAACGGACGTAGTCGTTTTGAGAAAAGACGCCACCGCGGACTATGACCAATATCACGCATTGATTGAAGAAATCGAAACGCACCTAAGCACAGCGGGACAAATGGCCGGCGGTAGCTGGATGGGCGCAACGATCGACCCACGCTACGCCGCCGAACTATACGACCAGCACCAAATTTTCGCGGCCGCCAGCCGACAGACCTACAGACTCATTAAATAAGGACTTTTAAAATGGCCAACCTTTCCCGCGTCGGCTCTGATTGCAAAATTTACTACGATAAGACATCGACCGACCCGTCTGGCCGGCTTTACGTGCTAATTCCTCGAGCTATCGACGTCGAGTTATCAATGGGGAGTAACACCGCAACATTCGCCAGCCGTTCGAGTTCCTGGGAGACGTCCAGCCCGACGCTTCGAACCGCTGAAATTTCGTTTGGGTATGAATACCAGATTTTCGACGATTCCGCGCCATCCGGAGCCGACGCGGTATTCGATGACATCATGACGAGTTTTACGGCCGGCACTACTTACCGCTGGATTGTTGCGGATAACGTGATCGATAACACCGGCGTTACCTGGCAGGGACTCGAAATGTACGGCCACGTTACCGAGTTTTCTGAGAGCCAACCGCTTCAGGATGGCGTGACGTTTTCCTGCACAATCACCCCCGCCCGCTTCATTTACAGCGGGACGCTTTATGAGCCAACCTGGTTACAAGAAGCCGGCCAGGCAGCCAATACCACGTAACGATAGGTTAGACAATGTCAAACGCCGCCGAAATCGCCCGCCGCGTCGCGGAACAATGGAAGAGCGCCCGCGGCCGGACGGCCCAAATATCTACAGATGACCTGCTAACGCTTGCCGCGGCGGTCCTGAAGGACTCCCCGGCGCCAGTAAACAACAAAAAACCGAAGCCGAAAGCCGATACCAGATGAAACAATTTCAAGACAACCGCGGCCGGGCGTGGTCCGTGGAATTCACCGCGGCCGCCGTTAAGCGAATACGCGGGCTAGTTGATTTTGACCCATTGGACGGCGAAGCACTCCAAAGCCTGGCAGTTAATCCGGTTTTGCTGGTTGACGTATTATTCGCGACGATCCAACCACAGGCCGCCGCCCAAAACGTGACAGATGAAGACTTCGGCGGCGCCATGGGCGGCGAAGCCATCCAGCACGCTACGGAGGCGCTAATCGATGAAGTTGTAAATTTTATCCTTGCGACGGACGAGCCCAAAGGACGCTACCTGATGGCGTCGATGAAGAAGTACAAGGAAGTGAACGAACGGGTAGCGGCTCGAGCGATGAATATATTGGAAACGGACGCAATAGACGACGTAATCGACGAACAGATGAAGAAGGCGGAAGACGAACTAACGAAAGTTTTGGCGCCTACGTCTGGCGACTAGTCTTGGAGAGCGCGGCAATTGTCGGCGTTAATCCTGACCCGTTCACGCTCCGCGAGTTGCTAATCATGGCCGAGGCCAAGCAGCGCGCCGCGTGGAATCATACCGCACAACTGGCCGCCATCTGGGCGAACATCCACCGCGGGCCGAAAACGCCGGCTTTCGACCTTTACGACTTCCACCCGTACATGGAAAAACCTAACCGCCACGGCCGCGGCGGAATACCAATTGACGCCGCTAATATCAACCTGCTAAAGGCCGCGTTTTCTAGCAAAAACTAGCTATGGTCATAACCGTCGACGTTAAAAACATGTTCTTCGATGCGCCAAAAATCATGGCGGCCGTTGACGCAGCGAAACGCCGCAATCTATCGCGTCAGCTTTCCTATATACGCCGTACGGCCCGCCAGACGCTACGAAAACGCGCCAAGCCGTCGAGATCCGGCCAAGCGCCTAGCGTTCACACGGCCGACAAATTCGCCACGTTAAAAAATATCCCGTTTTTCTACGATACGTCGACCGACTCCGGCGTAGTTGGCCCGCTCAAAATTGGCCATCGAAAATCAGTACCCAATATTCTTGAGTTCGGCGGAACCGCTAACCGCCGAAAAAAACGGTATATCGACCTAACGAAGCAGGAGGCAAAACGCGGCCAGACGAAACACGGCCGGCCGGTACGCCTGGCGACGGCCTACCATAAAGACCTCGACTATCACCGGGCCGTTATCCGCGGCCGCGTTAACTACGCACCGCGGCCATTCATGGAACCGACGTTCGTTAAGGAACTAAAAGGCGGCCGCGTTGAAGATACCTGGCGGGATTCTATCGTGGAAGGTGTTAAGTAATGGGCGTCGGCGGTGCAATTCGAGCGGGAGCCGCGTTTATTGAACTAGGCGTTAAAGACCTAACCGCCAAAGCGCTAAAACGCACCCAGAAGAAGCTACAAGCGCTCGGCGCGTCGATGGTCAACATCGGTAAAAAAATGGCCGCCGTCGGCCCGCTACTCGCCGCCCCGTTCGGCATCGGTATAAAAGCCGCGTCGGATATGCAAGAGACAATGAGTAAATTTGACACCGTGTTCGGCGCCGCCGCCGGTAGTATGAAGGTGTTTTCTGACGATCTGGCCGACCGACTGGGCAGAAGTAAAATACAGATGGCTGGCTTTCTGTCGTCAATGCAGGATCTATTAGTACCGATGGGCATGAGCGCGGCCGCGGCGATGGATATGTCAAAAGGTGTTAGCCAGTTGGCCGTTGACCTGGCCAGTTTCAACAACCTATCCGACGCTGACGTCTTCCGCGACTTGCAAGCGGCGTTAACGGGCAGCGGCGAAGTATTGAAGAAGTATGGCGTGGTCATGAATCAGGCGGCCGTGAACCAGGCGCTATGGAACGCCGGGCTTGATCCAAAATTCGCCACCGAAGCGCAGAAAGCGCAGGCCAGATACAATATCATTCTTGCCGGTACGACGGCCGCACAAGGCGACGCGGAACGCACCGGCGCCAGTTTTGCCAATCAGGTTAAACGGCTTAAGGCACGAGTCGCCGACACCTTCGCCGCAATCGGCGCCGCTATCCTGCCGGTAGCCACAAAAGTTATCTCCGTAGTGAATAAGGTGATGACGTTTTTCAAGCTGTTTGTTGAGGCGTCGCCGGGTGTTGTTGCGGCCGTTGCGGCTATCGCGGCCGGGCTTATCGGCGTCGGTTCGGCTCTAGCCGTCGCCGGCGTTGGTGTTACCGCACTGGCTGCCGCTATTTCGGGCCTGACGGCCCTGGCAACGACACTATCAGCCGTCCTTGGGGCTATCCTCGCACCAGTTGGCGCCGTCGTTGCGATTATAGCCGCCCTGGGCGTCGCCCTCGTCGCCGGCGGCGGCTACTGGCTCGCTTTCACTGAATCCGGAAACGCCGTAATCGACTGGTTTAAAACGCAATTCGGAGCTATCGCGGAAATAGCAAAAACCACGATCGGCGGAGTCTCCGCGGCCATAGCAACCGGAGATTTCGCGACCGCCTCGAAAATCCTCTGGAAGTCGGCTGAAGTCGTATGGAAAACGGCAATGGTGGAGCTGCAAAAACTATATAACGCCATGATGGAGAACATATTTGGCCGCGGCCTCTTGGCGTACTTTGAGACCGGTATTTCTATGTGGAAAATGATATTTTCCACCATCAAAACCGTTGTCATGGGCGCCGTTGATGCTGTCGTTGGCCTCGTTAAAGGCATAGCCAATCTGATAAGCAAAATTCCCGGCATGAAAACTCTTATGGGATTCTTCGGCGGCGGCGTCGACGATGACACCCGCGACGCCCTGGCAACACGGCTTGACGAGCGCACCGCGGCAGCCAAGAAAGCCAAAGACGAGCTAAACGCGTTAAAAAATCAAGCGGAAGAAAACCGCGAAGAAAGCAAACGCGCGGCCGCCGCCAGTAAAGAGGCGGAGCAAGCCGAAGTTGAACGCCGGGCCGCCGAACAAGAAGAAATTGACAAGGCCGACAATGCCCGCCGCCGGGCCGAAGCCGACAAAAAAAAGGCCGAAGCCGACGCCGCAAAGGCAGCCGAACAAGCCCGCACGCGAGCGATAAAAAAAGCCATCGCCGACCAGAAGAAAAAAGAAGCCGACGAAAAAAAGAGACGCGAGAAAGTCAGTAAAGACCTCGAGACGGAGCAAAAACGTCGGGCGGAACTAATAAAAGAACAGCAGGAGAAGCACGCGGAACACGTGGCCAAAGAGTCGGCCCGGCGAACATCGACGGCAACGTTTAGCGCGGCGGCCGTTAGCCGCCTGGGCCAAGTTGGAGTGATGACCCCGCAAAAAGAAACGGCCGCCAATACAAAGCAGATTGCCAAAAGTAACGAGCGAATCGCTACCCTCCTTCAGCAACAAGAGCAGCTGAGTTTCACGTAATGGCATACGACGTATTTCAAACGATCGGCGTAAGCGAAACCGGGCGCGGCAAAAATCACGCTATCAAGGTTCCCTATGTCGTTTTGGGAACCGACCGACAAGACGTAGCGCGTGATTTAATTTTTAGACACGTTGGGCCGCGTGTCTACAACATGAAACTTGAGAATATAGAGGTAACGGAAACCGGCCCGAGCCAGTGGGAAGGAAGCGTCGACTTAAAAGCCTTTCAGAAAAAAGAAAACGTTTACGGCCTTCAGTCGATTAGTTTTGACACGGGCGGCGGTAACATGACCGTCCAGACGGGCCAACTGTTGGGCAGCTTTGTTGACTCTGACCGCACGCCCACGAACTACGGCGGCGCCATCAATATAAAAAACGATGGCGAGCAGATGTCCGTCGATGGGATTGACGTTTTATTGCCCACGCTGAAATTCTCGGAAACGTGGAACTTCCCGGCGGCTCGAGTTACCGCGAATTGGGTGAAGGCCGTGTCGAGCGTAACGGGAACCGTAAACGCGGGCGGCTTTCGCTCTTTCCGCACCGGCGAAGTTTTATTCCAAGGCGTCACCGGTAGCTATTCGAAGCCAGCCGAAGGTGAGGAACCCGTCGCGACGATGACGTTTAATTTTGATTGCTCACAAAACCTTTCGGGCCAGAGAATCGGCGGGGTTTACGTGCCACAAAAACGCGGTTGGGATGTGTTAAGCGTTATCTATCGCATGGCAGCCGATACGGAAAATTACGACCTTCGCCCGGAAGTCGCACAAGTTGACGTGATTCAGGTTTACAAATATACAAACTTTGGGCTTTTAGGAATTTAAACGATGGCTAACTACACCTGGCATGGCTGGGATTCCAGCAACCCCGGCAAATGGGACGACGCGAATAACTTTACACCTAGCGGCGGCCCACCTGGCGCCGGCGATAACGTATCAGTCCCGGCCGGAAGCAACGCCATTACATCCGGCTTGGCAAGCGGCGCCGCAACGCGGCTCGGCCGTGTTCATTTTGAAGAAGGGTGGTTCGAAATTGCCGGCGTGCAGTCTAACACCGGCGACACCTACTTGGCCTTAAATTGTGCATTTTTATTGCTGGCTAGCTCAGGGACTACATACATTGAAATCAACTCCGCGAGCGATTCCGAGCTGTGTGACGTCGAAGTTAGAAACACGGCGCCGGGCGGCAATGGACAATTTGGCGCCTACATAAAATCCGAAACCAGCACAACACAAGGGAACATTAGCGACTACTCGCAAACCGGCGGCTCTGTAATTATCAGTCCGCGAATAGAGGACGCAATAACAATAAAGACAACCGCCAGCGTCTACGGCGGCGAGTGTGAATTCGGCCACGGCTGCACGCTCGACACTTCGACAAAGTTAAGAATCAAAGACGGCTCCGCCGTGTTTCGCGGCGTGTGGACTAATTGCACTGTTACGCTAGAAGCCGGCGCCGCCCTACGTAGCGAGGGGGCAAGCGCTAACGCGCAAAGTATTACCATGCGCGGGGATTCCATGTTTACCCCGAACATTTCCAGCGGCGGCGCTGACCTGGTTAGC